GAAATTTTCATCCCCCAAAGATGATATAAATGTCAATATACCTTGAGTTTCTTCCAGTATTTCAAATAATGGAGTTATATCTTTATCAATTCTAATGGAAGAATCCGCATAAACGATTATGTCATTTTCATTAGATTGATTTAAAAATTCATTAATAAAATATGGTTTCCATAACCAAAATCCAGCTCCTCTGGGTTGGTTCAGTATATGTGAATATTGTTTATAAAAATTTATATCTATTTTATTTTTATTTAATTCATATACCTCATCAAAAATATTGAATTGTCTTGCTATTTGTGCATTGCATTTTTGACTTTCTATGTGTTTGGGGTTTAAATCCGCATAATTAAAAAATATTTTCATCAGTTAAATATATTATTAGCTATTGTAGTTTCAAATCTACCATTTGGAAATGCTAATGGAGGTTCAAACCAATAATTTTTTAATGATAATTGTTTGATTACTCGGTTTAAAAACCAATCGGCAGCATCATTTGTAGTATTAAGTATTGGATATATTTTACATGCGCCACTATAACTGATTGCATACGCATGTGTGCATCTGGTGCCATCCATTTCATATACGTTCTTTCCTTCGGTGTATGGCGCATTCAGTCCGCAACATGATCCAACCCATGCTAAGTCCCAGTCTTGTGGTAATTGTTGTTTATATAGATTAAATTGATTGATAAAATCGTTATGTAAGAGAGCATCGTCTTCAAAAATTAAACAACAATTGTATTTTTTATCAACTATATCTTTTATAATTTGACAATGTTTTAACACTAATGATATTTCGGAATATTTTAATGGTATATTAGTTAATCCAAAAGAATTGTGTGCAAAACTGTTAAAAATTACAGGATATTCTTTTTTTATATCATCTATATTCCAATTTTCTTTATTATAAGATTCAATAAATTCAAAATCACGAATACCTTTTTTATTTAAATGGTTTATGATGTATTCTTTTCTATCTATTAGTTTATCCCAATGACAAACATAAATTTTATCAACATTTAAACCGTTCATTTTAAATATTTCAATATATTATCACACATTCCATCCAAAGTAAAATATTTTGAATATATTGATTGTGTATAATCCAACATTTCGTTATATTTTTCATCAGATATATCATTTAAAATATCATCTATCTTTGACATATCATTAGAGTTTACCAAAACTGCTAATTTATTCCAATCTAATTGATTCGAAAATGGAACATATGGGGTTTCGTGATAAATGTAAACTGGTATTGACCCTAATTGCATTGTTTCATAAAGTCTGAAGCTGGTACCCCCATATCCACGAGGGCATAATGTAAATTTACTTCTACTGGTAATATCTAAAAACAAATCCTGTCTATCGTTTTCTATTTTTGATGACCATTGTCTTGGTTTTAAGACATAATTGGGTTTATTTACTAAACATTCTAACATATTCATTCTTAAATCATATGCAATTTTACCGGGTCCTGGTATACTTTGGCAAACGCTACCAACAAAACTACAAAATATATCTTTTTCTTTTTTTTCTATGTTTTTGATACCACTACAGATTAAAGGTATTGGTATGCAATTTGGTTGATTCCCCCCAGCAGAGAATTTTAAAGTATTTTCGGGTAATTTTTGAAAAGGAGCATCATCGTGCTGTGATACTGTAAAATACTTTAAATTTGGATCCAATGAATCTAAAACATTTTGTAATTGATTTAAAAGATCATATCTATAAAGGTATAAATCAGTCCAACATACTGGTAAAAAATGATAACCAGTTTGATCTATTTCACTTCTTTTCTCTTTATAAAAATCAATAAAATATCTTTCGAGATATTTTCCTTCGTGGTATGGTGGATATGCGGGTTGATCCACCTCTAAGATGAATTGATTAAATTGTTTTAAGTTTATCATATTTTTGTTTAACTACATCTAATAGTTTTATTTTATTCTTAAACGATGATGTCCAATTTGCATGATGAATTATTATATTTTCCGGTATATTGAAATCCTCAAGTCCTTGCCAAGTTCCGGATGAATTGTTTGGTGTTATTCTTTGCCATGCAAGTTCTCCATATGTCCAATACTCTTTTGGTAAAAATCTCCATCTATATGCAATTTTATCATACTGTGGATTATTGAAATTTCTCATTAATGCGTTAAAACAAACTTGTTCTTCTGGAAAATTGTGTAAATTGCCTTGAACTGTTTTTAAAAAAGCTCTAGTTTTTGAAGTAGATCTCATTATAAAAAACCCAGTATTAACACCACCCCCATAATCATTTTGAAAAGCAGCATCACAACCTTCAATGTATTTTAACACATCGCTGCTAAAAGTTTTAAAAAATTGAATATCAGGATCGGAAAACATGAAACATTCTCCGTCTTTTGTTTCGTAAGCAGCATCGATAAAACATTGAACCTTATACTGCATTGTATCTCGCCAACCTTGACTGTGAAATTCTGAAGTGGGGCATACCTGTGGTTTAAATTTTACTACAAGTTCTAAATCAACGTCAAATGGAAAAGATTTGATAAAATAATCTTTAAACATATCATAATGCGATTCTGTAAATACTGTATATAATTTCATATTTTAATTGACATAATTACCAAATTTATCTCTTATTTCCACAAGACTACTTTTATATTTTCCAGTTTCAGAACCTTGTTTCAATATAACAGATGACCACAAAACTCTTATATCAACATGTGGTAAAATATAATTTAAAATTCTATCAATAGCATGAAAATTTGTACCCACCAATGATATTAATTTTTCGGCACATCTTATATTTGTTATGTAAGCACCCATACATCTGGTCATATATGATTCATTATAATATAATAATTTTGGTGGTGTTGGGTTTTCAACTTTTATACCGCAACAAGAACTTAAAAATGCAATATCGCCATCCAATTCTACAAACTCATCTGCGCATTGATTTAAATATAATGGTAAATTGATTGTTTCAAAATCAATGTCATCTTCTAATATTAGAACATTTTTGTAATTGTTTTGTATTTGTTGTTTATAACAATAAATGTGAGAATGGTTTATAGCTAAAACTTTTTTATTAATATTAAAGGGGTTTTTAAATTCAATTAAATTTTTTTCCGTTTCATACTGATCAACCCATTCGATTAAATGATTTATACCGAAATTTTTGAACATTGAAACAAGATACTCTTTGCGCTCTTTTAAAGGTTTCCAATGAATAATATAGATTTTACTATAAAAACTACTTAATTGCATTTTAAAAATTTTTTCTCTAATTCATCTTCATTATATAATGGTTCTAAAAATTGTCCATATGGTTTTCTTTTAATTAAATTTGAAAAAATAAACTCATGCCAATTTATTGCATATGGGGTTTTATCCCAAATCATGGAATTATAAATTGCTTCTGGTGATTTTTCATTCCATTTTAATTCGTGTTTTTCGTGGCAAATATAAACTTCTTTATTACCTATAAATGAGTTACTTTTATTATACATTTCCAAAGCAAAAGAAACATCCCATAGATGTTCTGCGTAAATATAATCACAAAAATTATGGTTATTTTTTAACCACCACTCTTTTTTAACCGCCCATGCATCAAATCCTGCGATTTCTATACGAAAAGGTATAATCTTATCTAAACTTTCTATCGTATAACAATCATGTCTAGAAAATGAATACGTTTCGTGTTCGGCTTTTAATATTAATTTAATAACTTTTTCAGTTAAAAGGATATCACTATTTAAAAATAAAAAATAATCACATTCTTGTTGAGATAATATGTCAAAAAAGTCTTTTGATAACGGTTTATCTGAAGTAGATTCTTTTATTAAATCTTTAGCTTTTCTCTTTAATAAAGGTAAATGTGTAAAATCTAAATCCGTGTTATTTTCATTTTCAAATGTTATATTATATAAATCAATATCTGTGTATTTTGATTTTATTTTTTTCAAAACGCTTATACACTGGTCTTGTCTTTTATATGAACCAAATATATTAATACCTATTGCTATTTTCACGGTTTAATTCTTTTTAATTGTTGAATTACTTCTTCTGGAGATGTATCTGCGATATCATTTACGTGAAAGTTATGTTTTTGATGAAAAAACTCCCATTGTTCTTGTATTCTTTGTTCTCTCGATCCATCTGGTCTATCTGGTGATTGTAATCGACTGGTTGCATTTGGGTTATTCATGATGTAATCGTCTGATTTTTCTATATCGGCAAAATACCAAAACGGTGCTACGGTGTCGATATCTTTTGCCAATCTCACCATCATGTCTATATCAAATGGATCTCTGAATGATGTATCATATAATCCAATTTTTTTAATAATCGATGATTTAAAAAAAACAAATTCATTGCACATGTTTGCATAAAAAGAAACCGCAATATCATCACTATAATTAACTGTTAGTTTCGGGTTTCTGTTATTTGGACTTCCAGAATTATAACTCATACTAACAAAAGAAAAATAATCCAAACCACTTATATTTGAAGTTTCTATGTATTTTTGAAAAATATTAACATTTTTTATTATTTGATCATCTTCAATTAGGAATAGATATTCAACATCTCTATTCAACAAATAATTTATACAATCATTTCTACATGCAGCTGGATAATAATTTTTTTTATGTTGAATCCAATCGCAATCGTATTTATTTTCATATTTATTTCCACCATTAACAACTACAAACTCATCTATATTTGCCCCATTTAAACTATCATATAATGATTTGAAATAAGATTCGGAGTTATATGTTACAACACCTACGCCAATTTTTTGATTATTTTGCATTGTTATAAATTTCTTTTAATTTTTTCAAACATTCTTTTTCAGTGGTTATCTTTTCCTCTGGTCCATAACCATATACAACCGAAAATCCAGTTTTCTTTATAAAAATATCAAGACCTTTTTTAAAAGTTTCTTGAAAGTTTTCATTTCTAATTTTACTTTGTTGATGATCTGGTAATATATCTTTCAAATATCTTGATGAATCATGTGCATCTGCAAAATATCTAAATGGTGGATGAAAATTATGCACAATTGAAAGATATGTATGATGTACATGTTCCATTGCATTGTAAAATTCTTCATGCATCAATCCTATTTTATCCAAAACACTTCTATGATAATAAGAAAAAGCTCCTAATAGATTTCCATATAAATCTATTGAGCTATTATTTGGATAATTTACAGTTTTTATCAAATTAATAGAACCATCTTGTTTTTTATTATGATTTCCATGTAATCCATAATTTAAATGTAAAATACCTGTTTTATTTGCCGTATCAATATAATGATCAAATACATTGTCGTCCACTATCTCAACGTCATCTTCCATTAAAAATATATGTTCGCATCCAGAATTTAATAAAAATTTTAATGCTAAGTTTTTAGCAACCGCAACTCCTTTTTTACCACCAGTCTCTATAAAATTATCAGGATAAACTGAAAGTTTTTCCAGACCATCATTTATTACTACAAATTCTATATTTTTATTTTTTGCAGCACTTGAAAGGGATGTGACTGAGTTTTTATAAAAAAAATCTCTATCGCAAGTTATTAAACCGCAACCAATTTTATTTTTTTGCATATTTGGTCTGAATTTCTTCTAATTGTTTCATTAAAACATCATTTGATACTGGTTGTGGGTCGCCTTGAGATGGTATATATTTATGTTTAAACATAAAATACGCATATGATAGATTTACGCTTTGATCGGCGTTATCCATTTCTTTATAATTTTGCTTTTGTATTTTACTATTTGACGAATGAACTAGATTATCAATAGTTGAAATGTAGTTTATTGGTGGATATATATTTTTTTCTCTCATTCTTATTATATAATCCAAGACATCTAGATCTTTAGTGTTGAAAAATCTTTCATCGAAATAACCAATATTAGAAACAATTCCACTAAAGATATAAATGAAGTCGCTATTGATATTTGTCGATAAATTCAATGTTAATTTTTTATCTTCATCTTCTATTGGCACTTTTACATCACTTGGTCCGGTAAAAAACCAAATTCCAAAATTTTCTGCAAGTTTTATTGTATTTGCGAATACATTTACGTCTTTTATCGTTTGATTGGAATTAACCAAAAAGAAATGTTTTAACCCATTAACCCTAAAATGCGATAAAGCAAAATTTCTGAGTGTTGCAAATTGCACACCATTGCCGTATCTCTTTATATTGGTGTGTTTTATTTTATTATTAGTGTCTGATATTACGATTAAATTATTCTTATATTCATTTGGTATGGAATTGTAACAATTTTCATAATCTTCTTGCGTGTAAACATCTAATATTGCTATTCCTATTTCATCTATATTCATACTAGTGTATTATAAACTTCCTTTATGTATTCTGCAACTTCTTTTTTACAATCAATATCCATTTCGTCTATATATGTCTCTATATCTGTTAATAGAGAACCGGAATTATATTCAGAATCATTTTTTAAATCAATTTCAGTATCATTGTTTTCGTAATCAATTCTAATTGTTAATGGTTTTAATTCATTAATTTTGCATTGAATTGATAGTAATGCTTCTTGTTCGATTTTACAGTCACATATCAAACTTATTATGTTATTTGATACAATATCCGTTAATTCTTGGTCTGAGTATACTTGATTTGTTATTTTTTTTACAGAAATTTTAAAATGTTTAGGGGAAATATTATTTTTAATGAATTCAAATTCATTTTTATCAATATCAAATATGTAAATTCCTCTTTCGTCTGAGCAATCCCCGAAATTATGTTGAAATGGACTTCCCAAATATAGTATTTCGCCGTTTTCGTACTTTCTGTAGTCTTTTTTATGAAAATGACCAGACACTATATATGGAGATTTTTTAAAAAGATCAGAAGATTTCATACCATTTTCGCATACTTTGAAAGAGTTCATATAAAAAGAAGAAATCTCAAAATGACCAAAGATAATATCGCTATTTGGGATATTATCGAATGTAGTACCCCATGGTATCATGGTTATATTTTTGTTTTTATATTTTAAATTAACTGGTGATTTGTCAAAAACGTGTATGTTTTGCCAATTGTTAAGCATTGAGATTGAATTAATCTCACTATCATGTTTTCTAAAACAATCATGATTTCCGGTAGATACGTATATTGTAAAATTATTAAAATAATCAAAAAATTGCTTCGAAATTGATAAAGTTTTAACTGATATTTCACTTCTATTGTGAAATACATCACCTGGAATTAGAATCTCTTCTATTCCTCTAGTTTTAAGGGTTTCCGATGCCCATTTTGCAAAGTCTAATGATATGTTATGCCACATTTCATTATCCAACCCCAACCCCAAATGAATATCACTAAAACAAGCTATTTTATTATTTTTTATATTATACATCAATAGTTTTTAAATTTATTATTCCCGTTTTTATTTTTACAATTAACCATGTTATGATTTTCTGAAATTAATTCCAACTCTTCTCTATATCTTTCGTGTGTTTCGTATGTATGTTTTTCTCTTTTTATTCTATTTCTAAAACTATTAAAAGCAATTCTGGTGAAATAAGAAAAGGGATTTGTACCTTTACTTCTATTATATTTTTTTGTCACCAACGCTTTAATCATTCTGACTATTGCATCACCTATCATGTCACTTTTATATGAATAATTGATAAAATTTCCCGCAAAACTAAGTTTGGTTGCAATATTGTTAACCATATCTGCCAATTCATTAGACATTACACCAGATTCGTAGAATTTCAATATTTCTTCATCAAATTTTTGAGGATCAACGTAGAATTTTTCTTTATTTATTTTTGGTTTGGTTTTATTTTTAATCGAATCTTGATCCAATTCCTCATCCAATTCTTCATCTAATAATAAATCATCTTCATCATCGATTGATTCTTTTTCATATGAATCCAGTAACGGTATATCCGATATGTCATCAGTGTCATCGTTGTCCATATTTAAATTTTCATTTTCTAATTCGTTAAATTCGGTTAAAGAATCTAAAAAATCGTCTTCTTTTTTATTTTTGTATTGTTTTTTCCTCATAAGTATATTGTTCTTGGTTGTAAAGTTTTATTCTTTCTGATAAATGCAATTTTCCATACTTTGTATTATCTGAAATATCAAAAATATTTGCCATTGATTTAGTTGGATGCAATCTAAGTGCTCTACCTATTGATTGCATTATTTTAATTTTTGCTTTTCCAGCGGATGCAAAAATAATATTGTGTAAATTTGGTATATTTATACCTGTGCTGAATATCTTAGAAACCGCAATAGCTATTACATCATTTCTAGTATTCATGAGTTGCCTTATTTTTTCCCTGTCTTCGATTTCTGTAGACCCCTGAATAAAAAAAACAGGTTTATCTATAGGACAGATTTTTTTTAAATACATTTCAATATTTGTTCCGTGATCAATTCTATCCACCATTATAATACTATTGTTTGATAATTTTGATGCTAATTTTGATATGATTTCGTTTCTTCTTGAATCATTCATTAAATATTCAATTTCTCTGTTATATTGTTCTGCGGGTTGATTTGGGTTGTAAGGAAAATTTGGTAAATTCTTATGAATTAATGACAATATTGTTATTTTAAAATCTGAAACGTATTTTTTATGTTTTAAATCATTTGTTTTCTTTTCATATAATAAAGGACCAATTTTACCGATTATATTCCACTGATCAATCAATGATGGCGGCATCGTACCCGTAAATCCAAATCTAAAATCAGTATTAATCAAATTAAAAATTTTATTTATTTGATTTTGACGCTTTAAAACATGAACTTCATCTATTAATAAAATTTTTACATCGTTTAAAATTGATAAATCAGTGTTGTCGCTTAAAAGAATTTGATTTCCAGCAATTATGGTCGTTGCTTCTGGGTCTGGTTTATTGTCTCCTGACCATTTTGTGACATTATCCATGCCATATTCGACGAAATCATTTGCAGTTTGTTCTACAAGTTGAATGGTTGGAACTAATACCATAGCAAGTGCGTTTGGATCGTTCAAATTTTTACGCAAACTTTCAATTATACCAGACATTATTAAAGTTTTGCCCCCTGCTGTCGGAATGACGATTACCCCCCTACCCCTCTCCATTGCAGTTTTTATGGATTTCTCTTGATGATCTCGATATGTTAAATTTTTATAATGTTTTATTTCAAAATTATTAAATCCAATTTTTATTTTATCTTGTAATTCACTCCATACTTTAAACTTTATAGTATTTTCATTTAAAAAATCTATTATATTTTCAGTTAAACCTAAATCAAATTTACCGGATGGTGTTATTGCATATATTCTTTTTGGTGCAAACTTGTTTCTCCTACCAAATGCTGGATTTGGTACAGAAAAATGTTCTCTGATTAGATTTAGATCATCAACATCAGAAAAAATTTGAGCTTGTTTAGCGTTTAATAATTTTATTTCGACCATTATGCAGTTTCCATTGTTATTAATTTAGTAGCAGTACTCAAATCATAGCTAATTGTACTCATTATTTTTTCGACACGCTCTAAATAATCTATTAACACATTGCAATTTTGAATATCATCATCTATTTTTTTAATAATTTCAGACGATTCAACTTTTGTATTAAGTGCGGCTTTTGGTATTCCAGCGGGAATACCCTTTTCTGATAAAGTTTTTAACACATCATTTTTTAATTCTTTTTTTTTCTTTTCTAAGGAATTCTTATGTATTTTTTGTTCAATTAATCTAGAAACCCATTTATGCTTTAAAGTTGGTAGCATTAATTGTTTTTCCAATATGTTTATTTGATCAAATTTAGTATCTTGTATTATTTCTTCTTTATATTTTTGAAATAAGTCCATAGTTAGTAAATATTATAATATAATATGAATAACAAATTTCAAATTTTATTTTCAAATTTAATAGAAAATTTAAAAGAAGATGTTTCTACTACAAGTGCATTTGGAACACCGCAGGCTGGTTATGAAATAAGCAATCCAACATCTATAAATCCGAATAAAGGATATACTGATAATATAATGGCGGCAATGTCCGTTACATCAACTAAAAGAAAAAAACCAAAAATGATAAGAAGGAAACTGCAAAGAAAGACGTTATGATTGATTTTGGTCATTGGGTTTTAAGTGAAAATGTTAAATTTGAACCTGATACATTTGGTTTTATATATTTGATTGAATGCAATATAAATAAAAAAAAATATATAGGAAAAAAACAATGCATTTCTAAAATTAAAAGGAAACCATTAAAGGGAAAAACAAGAAATAGAATAGAATTTAAAGAATCTGATTGGAAAACTTATACAAGTTCATCAAATGAATTGAACGAAGATATTAAAAAATATGGAAAAGAGAATTTCACATTTAAAATTATAAGAACATGTGATTCAAAATGGGCATTGGCTTATTTTGAAATAAAGGAACAGATAGAAAAAGA